TGGTATATTATAGGTTGGACGATAGTTACCATGTGGGTACTATCTAAGTTTGGTGTTTTTAAAAAGAAATGAACATTTTTGTCACTCATCCAGATCCACATGTATCAGCAAAAGTATTGCCTGATAAGCATGTGGTCAAGATGCCATTAGAAACCTGTCAGATGCTCTCTATTGTATTCTCGCACTGGTATTATGATTGGGGTGATGATCTAGTTAAGAAGAAAGATGGGACTGCTTACAAGACCTCTAAAGGTGCATTCAGGAACCATCCTTGCACTCAATGGGCAGCAGCCAGTATATTCAATACTGCATGGTTAATTCAACATGGTTGTGCTTTATCTGATGAGTATTCACATCGTTATGGTAAATTGCATGGATGTCATAAAGCATTGTTTGAAGCAAAGAAAACATTTCATAAATTTGCAGGAGAAGTAATTACATGTTATTGTATGGTGGAATCATTTACTCGTGCAATGCCTGATGAGTATAAACATGACACAAGCATTGACACTTTTACTGCTTACAAAAATTACATTGGGAGCAAACCTTGGGCTGCATCTAATTATCTACGTGACCCATCCAGAAAACCAGATTGGTTATGATACAAATAATTGATAATTTTTTACCAGAAGAAGAATTTAACTCCATTCAATCTTTTATGATGAGTGGGGAATTTAGATGGTTTTATGTGCATGGAAGGACTACATCGGATGATGGTTCATTTCATATGACTCATATATTTTATCAACCTCAGGTAGGACCAAATAGTGAACATATTAATATATGGAATACGTTTATGAATAAGGTAGAGTCTAAAAAATGTGAAAGGATAAAGGCAAATTTAACATTTAAAACACCTACAATTGAATTTGGAGACTATCATTGTGATTATCCTGATATAAAAACGGCTACATTTTATATCACTACTAACGATGGCTATACAGAATTTGAAAGTGGTGTTAAAGTAAAGAGTGTATCTAATAGAGTATGTATTTTTGATTCTAATTTCAGCCATCGTGGGACAACTCACACTGAAGGTGGTCATCAAAGAATCGTTGTGAATTTTAATTATGCGTGATGAATTTCTTTGGGTTGAAAAATATCGACCCCAAACAATTGAAGATTGTATCCTACCAGAACAAACTAAGAAAACCTTTTTAGAATTTCTAAATAAAGGTGAGATACCCAACATGCTTCTTGCTGGGCCTGCAGGATGCGGAAAGACTACTGTAGCAAAGGCCTTATGTAAACAATTAGGAGTTGATGTCTATGTCATTAATGGATCAGATGAGGGAAGGTTTCTTGATACAGTTCGGAATAGTGCCAAGAATTTTGCGTCTACAGTATCTCTCAGCAGTGAGTCGAAGCACAAGGTTATCATCATCGACGAGGCCGACAATACCACTCCCGACGTACAACTCCTTCTTAGAGCGAGTATTGAGGAGTTCTCAGGAAACTGCAGATTTATCTTTACCTGCAATTACAAGAACAAAATCATTGAACCCCTCCACAGCAGATGTGCTGTCATCGAGTTTGGAATCAAAGGAAAGCAAAAAGCAGATATCGCAACATGCTTTTTCAAACGTCTTAACTCAATTCTGGAACAAGAAAGAATAGAAGCAGATAAGAAAGTTCTAGCAGAATTAATCAATAAGCATTTCCCTGATTGGAGAAGAGTTCTTAATGAGTGTCAGAGATACTCTGTAGGAGGTAAGATAGATACTGGTATACTTGCCCATTTTAGTGATGTTAAGGTAAATGATCTCATTAAAAACCTCAAAGAAAAGAACTTTCCAGAAGTACGTAAATGGTGTGTCAATAACTTGGATAATGATCCTAGTGTATTATTGCGTCGTATCTACGATAGTCTTTACGAATCCCTTGTCCCTAACTCTATTCCTG